GGCGAGATTGTCCGCGTCGGCTTGCAGCCGTGCTATACGCTCCTTGCGGGGTTCAAAGATAACACGGGGAAGAATCAAAAGCCGGTTACCTAAACGGCGGATTTCTTTGTCTCCTACGCCGACGGACGCAGCGAGGTAATCGAGGTGAAGGGGATGCGTACGCGGGACTACCTGCTGCGCAAGAAGTTGTTCCTCCACATGATGAGGGATACGGATATTATCTTTCGGGAGGTGCGGTGATGACGCTCGGCAGTCTGTTTGACGGTATTGGCGGGTGGTTACTGGCAGCACATCATGCGGGCGTTACGCCGCTGTGGGCAAGTGAGATCGAGCCGTTCCCGTGCTCAGTGACCGCGCGGCACTTCCCTGACGTGAAGCAGCTCGGGGACATTACGCAGATTGACCCCGACGAGATGGTGCCTGTTGACATTGTATGCGCGGGCAGTCCGTGTCAAGATCTCTCGATCGCAGGAAAAAGAAAGGGGTTAGATGGTGAACGCAGTGGCTTATTCCGTACAGCAGTTGACCTTGTTCGGAGAATACGAGCGTCCACGGGGGGGAGATACCCGCGATATTTCGTGTGGGAGAACGTCCCCGGGGCATTCTCAAGCAACAAAGGCGCTGATTTTAGAGCCGTGCTTGAGGAAATCGGACAGACCGAAATTCCAATACCTCAACATGGCAAATGGGCAAACGCAGGAATGGTTGAATGCGACGCGTGTCAAATTGCGTGGCGTATCCTCGATGCTCAATATTGGGGAGTCCCCCAACGAAGAAAAAGAATCTTTCTTGTCGCGGATTTTGCAGCCCATGACCGACGTGCCGGAGAAATACTATTTGAGCGCGAAGGCATGTCTTGGAATCCTGCGGAGAGCACAGGAGAGAGGGAAGGAACTGCCCGAGGAACTGCGGATTGCGCTCGAACGTCAGGCACGTTGACACCGTGGGACGTACAGAGCAGACACATCTACGACGAGAACGGTAAGATGGCGGCTCTTTACAGTGGAGAAGGACGCGGGTCAAACAACGGCGCAGTCTTTATCCGAGCGGCGGGATTCAATGGGAAAGCGGGGCCGTCCAGCGGCGGCATCAGCTACACGAAAGAATGTGTACCGACACTCATCGCAGATCATCCGATGCACGTCGCAATCTATGATATGACGCACGCGGATGAGGTTATGCGCCCTGCAAAAGATGGCATTGTCCCGACGCTCAACGCACGCATGGGAACGGGCGGGAATCAAGTCCCCGTCGTGCATGCCTACTGCATCGCAGGAAATACCATTGACCGCAAGATAGAGATCGGCGGCAACGGGAAGGGCGTACTTGCAGAAACCGCCTATACGCTCAATACGGTTGACCATCATGCGGTCGCCCAAATATATGGGGCGAAGTCCTATAGTGAATACGAAGCGGGAAAAGTCGCAACTCTGCGTGCATCGGGGGGCGCATATGGCGGGGGCAGCGAAAACCTCGCGCTATCATACTCCATCGTTCGCCGCCTCACACCGACCGAATGCGAACGGTTGCAGGGGTTAGAGGATGGATACACCGATGGCGGGAGCGACACGGCACGGTACAAGGCACTCGGCAACGGCATGGCGCAGCCGTGCGCGGATTATGTGATACGGAGGATTGTGGAGTGTGCGGAGGAAAAGAGATGAAGAAAGCGTGTCTTATATGTGGTGAGGAGTTCGATTGCAGGAATCAGGCGAAGATTTGCCCCGTCTGTCGTGCGTCGGGCAAGCGTATCTGCGGGCATTGCGGCAAAGTATTTGTGACGATGAGCAAGACGCGGTATGTGTGCAAGGATTGCGACGCTGTGCGTGCTGAGAAATCCCGTAGGGTTAAAGGGAACTGTCCTGTAGAAAAAAAGCCGCCCACGGAGAAAAAGCCCGTGCAGCGGCAATGTGTTGTCTGCGCAAAGGTGTTTGATGTGGTGGGACAGGAAAAGACATGCCCGACCTGTCGGGAATACAGACAGGCGAAAAAAGAGGCATGCGAAAAGATGGCACGAGAGCCACATAATCCACAGCGTCTCGCGGAGATGGCGAAGGCGGCGCGGGCACTTGGGGTGAGCTACGGGCAGTATAGCGCGATACGACGCGGACTATTGAAAGTGTGATTGAGATGGTGGAGATTGTCGTGTTCGCTGCTAGTTTTGTGATTGGCGCGTTGATCGTGGATGAATTGTAAGGCGGTGGAGGAATCAAAATGAATACATGGATAGGAAGCGGGCGACTTACCAGAGATCCAGAGGTACGATATACGCAAGCGGGAAAGTGTGTTTGCCGATTGAATATCGCCGTTGACGATGGATATGGCGACAACAAGCGCACCTATTTTATCCCCGTTACCGTGTGGGATAAGTTCGGCGAGGTATGCAGCCGCAATCTGGTCAAAGGACAGATGGTCACCATATCCGGAAGGCTCACACAGCACAGCTATGAAAAGGATGGTGCGAAACGGTCAAGTATTGAGGTTGTCGCGCGTGAAGTAGAGTTCGGTGAAAAACCTCGCGGGAATGGCGGAGCTTCCGGAAGCACAGGTGAGTTTGCAGGCGTCGATGTCGATGATTCGGATATTCCGTTTTGAATAGATTTCCTTCTATCATAACAGGAACTTTTTCATGAGGGGCGTGCGCCCCTTTTCCCCTTGATAGAGGAATTAAAACACCGACATATTTATGCACACAGAAAGATGGCGGAGGCTCACATGGCATATCGGAGATCCAGATGGGAATCACAAGACAAGAGATTCAGGATTGAGAAGAAATACTATTCCTTTCGCGCGTTACCCATGAGACCTGAGATCAGAGAGAAAAGAGCAAAAAGACAGAACGTCACAAAAGAGACACAGGCCGCCGTGAATCGTCGCCTTCGTGCTGAAAAGTTATCCCGGCTTCTCATGGATAACTTTGCTGCCGGAGATTGGTACCTGACCTGCACCTATGCGGAGCATCCGGAAGTGGAGAGTGTGCCGAAAGAATTTGAGAAGTTCAAGCGAAAACTGCGAACGATCTACAAGAAGGCGGGCATGCCGATGAAATATATATCTGTGCTTGAGAATCTAACGGGTGCAGGACGGCCGCACGGTCACATCCTTCTCCCTGCGCTCAACAGTTCAGATCTGGAAAAAGTAAAAAAGGCGTGGGTGCATGGAAGCGTTGCAGTCAAACTCTACGGCGGGCACATCATGGATGCAGAACGTCTCGCGGACTACTACACGAAAGAGAAAATAGCCGACCATGCGGGGAGACTCCAGACAAGCCGCAACCTCATCCGTACCGCACCCAAAACGGAGACAGTCACAAAAGCAGAAGCATTCAAGACAGAGATCCAGCCGCCGAAAGGATACCGTATCATCAAGGAGCTATCGTACAGCACATACACCGCAGAGGGGTACCCGCTCTCCATTGCGTATTTTGAAAAAATCGAACAAAAGGGGAATACAAGAGGAACGCCACCGCAGCGTGGAAGAAAGGGGGCGGGTGAATGACGGCAAAAGAATATCTCTGGCGCGTGCGTGATGCGGCGCGGGAACTGAAACGACTCGAGCAGGAATACGAACAGGCACGCAATGACATTCTGAATCTCAAGGCAATATCGTATGATACGGATAAGATCACAGGTGGAAAACCCTGTGATCTTTCGGATGCAATCGCAAAACTCGAGGGATATGCGCAGCGCATCGCTGTAAAGTGGGATGAGCTCATCAAAATGCGTGAAGAGGCAGGGCGGCGTATTGAAACGCTCAAAGATCGGCGGTTTCAGCAAGTCCTCAAGCGGAGGTATTTGCAGGAACAGCCGTGGGAGCAGATCGCCTATATTCTCGGCTACGATTACAGGTATGTCCTAAAACTTCACGGCAAAGCCCTTCAAAATTTTGATATGGAACTGAAAAAAGACACAGAAAGACACATACGACCTGTGCTATAGTATAAGCTGAAAAAGATAAGGGCACAGCGATGAGCGGTGCCCTTTTTTGCGTGTGAAAAATCAACGGAATCGACTGACGAAAATTTTACACATGGAACGATAGGAAAATGTCCTGCACAAAAATCAGCCATATAGACAGACGGCTCTAAGGAAAGGAGGTCGCACAAAATGGCAAAGCAATTTTACAGTTTCATCAACTCCAAGCAAAAAAATAAATTCTTAAATACTTATATCCAAGAGGGCACAGTAGGCACAGCTGCTGAAAAGTGTGGCATTACACGTCAGACGCACTACAACTGGCTGAAGGACGATCTGGCATACAAGAAAGCTTTTGAACGGGCAAAAGAGATGGCGGGCGACCTCCTTGAGGAGGAGGCGCACCGCCGTGCGGTTGAGGGCGATGAAATCGGTGTCTACTACAAAGGCATGAAGGTCGATTCGTACCGCAAAAAGAGTGACGCCCTCCTCATTCTACTCCTCAAGGGAGCAAAGCCGGATGTCTATGCAGATCGACAGGAGACAAAGATCAGCGGAGAAATCACCGTGAACCAAGCGCGGGCACTCAAGGACGCAAGGGAGCGAATCAAAAATGCAGCAAGCAATACAGCAGGAGATGATTGACTTTCTCGCAGAGCTCTCCTATGACCCCGTGGCATTCGTGCATGGCGCATTCCCGTGGGGAGAGGATAAGCTCGAAGGTCAGCAGCCGCAGGACTGGCAGCTTGACCTTCTCGCAGATATCCGCGACAGACTCAAGACGCCGGGCAAAGTCATCCGTGAGGCAATCGCATCCGGGCACGGCATCGGAAAGTCTGCGCTCGTCTCGTGGATCATCCTCTGGGCGATATCTACGCACGAGGATACGCGCGGGATTATCACTGCAAACACAGACACGCAGCTCAAGAGCAAGACGTGGGCGGAGCTTTCCAAGTGGTATGAGTGCTTTATCGCAAAGGACATGTTCACCTACACTGCGACGGCCATATTCTCAAATGAGTCGGGGCATGAAAAGACATGGCGGATTGACGCGATCCCGTGGAACGAACATCACAGCGAATCCTTCGCTGGTCTGCACAATCAGGGCAATCGCATTCTCCTAGTCTTTGACGAAGCCTCTGCGATTGCAAATATCATCTGGGAAGTTGCCGAAGGTGCGATGACCGATGCAGATACAGAGATCATCTGGTGCGCATTCGGCAACCCAACACGTACCAGCGGACGCTTTTACGATTGCTTCCACCGTGACCGTGCACTCTGGAAAACGCGACAGATTGACAGTCGCGACGTTGCCATCAGCAACAAGGAGCTCATTGCCGAGTGGGCGGCGACGCGCGGGGAGGACAGCGATTTCTTCAAGGTGCGCGTACGGGGCGAATTCCCATCAGCCTCAGAAATGCAGTTTATCTCAGGGACACTCATTGAGGCAGCGACAAAGCGCGTCATCCACAAACACGAATTTGACTTTGCGCCCGCCATCATCGGTGTGGATCCTGCGTGGACGGGAGAGGACACCCTTGAGATATTCCTCCGGCAAGGATCCATGTGCAAACATCTTGCCACCTACCAAAAGAACGATGATGACGTACACATGGCGGAGATCATCGCATACCTCGAAGATCAGTACCGTGCCGTTGCAGTCAACATCGATCAGGGCTATGGTACTGGCATCTATTCCGTTGGGCGCAATATGGGGCGCAGCTGGAATCTCGTATCCTTTGCGGCAAAACCACGGGATGAATACTATGCCAACAAGCGCGCGGAGATGTGGGGTGAAATGAAAGAGTGGATCAAGACCATTGGAGCACTGCCAGATGACACGCAGCTACGCGATGATCTCGCGGGTCCCGAAGCATTCATGAACCGCAGTGGAAAACTCCAACTCGAGAGCAAAGAGGACATGAAAAAGCGCGGGCTTCCCTCTCCGGACGAAGCTGACTGCGTGCTTCTGTTATGTTTGCCGGTAAGAATAAAAGACAGATAGGTTCGACTGAAAACGGTTCCTCTAACAACCGTCACCCGTCGAGCTTATTTTATAGCCTAAATCTTCGGCGCAGGCGATAAAATTTTTAATGC